GGCGCGGGGTGGTGCCTGAGAATTTTCTGTTTCCTGAAGTTGCCGGCGGCAATCGCAAAAACAAAGGGTTTGAAACTTGGTTGCGCTACAGCGGGTTTATTGGTTCTGGTGACCATGCTATGCCTGTTAAAGATTGCCACTTGCTAGATGCGTATGGCAATGTTTCGGGGCCAGTCACACGTGGGTTGATGTCTGCGTTACTTGATTCAAAGGGTGGTGCAACTACCTACAAAACCAACGCTAAAGGCAAAAAGGTTATTGATAAGCGCGGTCGTGCGGGAGGGCTTATTTTTGCCATTACCAAGGGTAAAAACCGTGGTTTGTTTGAGAAAAAAGGCGACGTGGTTAAAAAAATATTCCACTTCACCAGCAAAGCACCCGTTTACCGCCAGCGCCTAGATTTCACCGCTGTGGTGCAAAAAACCGCTGAAGACAACTTCAAAAACGAATTCAACACCGCTGCAGCGGCAATTTTAGGGCGGTCAGCATGACATTGACGGAACTGATCGCACGGCGTGATGCTTATTTGGCCGCAGAGTTGAAGGCTTTGAAGTCGCAAGAGTACCAAATCGGCAGCGCCGGCCATGCGCGGCGCAACCGTATGGCGGATTTAGAGCAAATCCGCAAACAAATCGACATTTTAGACGCGCAAATCGCGCCTTTGCAAGCTGCCGCAGCTGGTGTGCGCCGTGTGCGCTATTTCCGCACTTGCTGAAAACAAAAAAACCTATTTAAAACATGCAACTGAACCTTATCGACCGCGCTGTGCAAGCGGTGGCCCCCGTTTGGGCGCTGGAACGTCGTATTCAGCGTACCAAGGCGCGTTTGCAGTTGCACGCGCTTGATAGTGCTGCGTCTGCTTTGGGTGATTTGGCGCAATCTGGCGCTTCAGCGTCTATGGATTCTGGCGATTCCAGCTCAGGCGGTTCACCGTCCGCTGGTCGCCGTTGGTTTTCCAGCCCGCGCGATTCAAAATCTGACACTTTGTACCTCCTGCCTACCCAGCGCGGCCAAAGCCGTGAGTTGGCACGTACCAGCCCGATTGCTGTGGGCGCTATCAATACCAATGTTGACCGCGTGGTTGGCACGGGTTTGGCGTTGAGCTGCCAGCCTGATTGCAATATTTTGGGTTGGACGCAAGAGCAAAAAGACGCTTGGAAAAAAATCACCCAAGCCGAATTCAGCTTGTGGTCTGACAGCACCGAATCTGACATTTGCAATACCCTCAACTTTTACGAACAACAAGCGCTCGTTTTAAGAAGTACGCTTGAAAGCGGCGATTGCTTCACCAATTTGCCAAATGGTCAGTCCACATCATCACAACCCTACAAACTACGTTTACAGGTGATAGAGGCTGACCGTGTAGGCAATGAGTTTGGCAAAATCGACGGTGCGGGTGGTGTCAGTGGCGGTATCAAGTTCGACCCTAATGGCCGCCCTGTGGCTTGCTTTGTCTATGACCAGCACCCAGGCGCGGGCTACAGCCCAAGCAATGGCGCGTTGTACAAGGGTAGTTTTGTTGACTTTGTAGGCGCAAGCGGTCGCCGTCGCATATTGCACCACTTACGCAAACTGCGCCCAGACCAGCCGCGCGGCGTGCCGTACTTGGCACCCATCACCAATTTGGTCAAGCAATTGAAGCGTTTGAGTGATGCTGAGGTAGAAGCCGCCGTCATCAGCGCATTTTTTACCGTGTTTATTGAGGGCACACCCGCTGGTGATCCTGCCCCAATTTTTGACGGTAAACCAGCAAAGGTTGAAAAGTCTCCTGATGATGATATTGCCCTAGGCCAAGGTGCAATTGTTGGTTTAGCGCCTGGCGAAAAAATCAATATTGCCAATCCCGCACGCCCAAACCCAAACCTAGACGCCTTCATCACCTCCATGCTGCGCGAAGTGGGCATGGCGCTGGGTATTCCGCAAGAGCTGCTGTCCAAGCAGTTCAATGCCAGCTATTCCGCATCCAAAGCCGCGTTGTTAGACGCCTGGGTGTATTTTCGCAACGTGCGCACCTGGTTGGCGCGCTCATTTTGTCAGCCGGTTTATGAAACATGGTTATCCGAAGCTGTCGCATCTGGTCGTATTGCTGCGCCGGGGTTTTTCACCGACCCTCTCATGCGTTGGGCTTATACACGCGCCGCTTGGCACGGCGACAGCATGGGCAGCATCAACCCCAAAGATGAGGTCGCAGCCTACACATCAGCCATTGACGCACGGTTGATGACGCGCGAGCGGGCCGTGTGGGAGTTGTTCGGCACCGACTTTGATACCGATTTCCCACAAATGCGCCGCGAGCATGAGCAGCTGCAAGAGGCCGACATGCTACCCGTGCCAAAAGCCGGCGCGGCTGCACCGCAAAGCGCGGCAAAGCCAGCGGATCCACAAAGCAAACCAGAAGGTACGCCATGAAATTACTCGACATTGTTAACGGTGCGTGGGCGCTAGAGGCTGCAAGCCTCATTGAGATTCAAAGCATCTACAAAACCCATTTGCGCGGCGACAAAATCGACGTTGCTGGTGTTGAAGCCCGCTTAGGCCGCCCACTGGCGAACGAGCAGAAAAAATACACCGTGCGCGAAGGTGGCGTGGGCGTGTTGGCTATAGAAGGCGTTTTAGCACCCAAAGCCAATTTGTTCACCGAAATCAGCGGTGGTGCATCCACACAAATGCTGTCTGCCCAAGTGCAAGGCATGTTGAACGACAACGCTGTGAAGTCAATCATCCTAGCGATTGATTCGCCTGGCGGTAGCGTCTTTGGCACGCCCGAGCTGGCCGATGTGGTGCGCAGCGCCGCCAAAATCAAACCAATTGTGGCGGTGTCTGACGCCAGCATGTGCAGCGGTGCGTATTGGATTGGCTCGGCCTGCAATGCGGTTTACATCACCAGTCCCATGGTCAATGTGGGCAGCATCGGCGTGGTGCAGCGCCGCACCTACCAGCCAGCCCGCGAAGGCGGCCCCGTGGTTGAAGAAATCACCGCCGGCAAATACAAGCGCGTGGGCAGCCCAGACAAACCGCTCAACAAAGAAGACCGCGCGTATGTTGAGGGTCAGCTTGACCATATGTACGGCGTTTTCGTCAGTGCTGTGGCTGACAACCGTGGCGCAAGCATCGAACAAGTTTTAACCCACATGGCCGATGGCCGCGTGTTTATCGGCCAGCAAGCAATTGATCGTGGTTTGGTTGACGGTTTCAGCACCGTTGACGCCATGGTTGAGCAGTTGGCAACCAACCCTGCCAAATTTGCAAACCGCCGCAAGGCTCAGTTTGCAGTGGGCAGCCCATCGCCAAAACCTGCCGGTGCGCAGGCTTCGGCAAATTCAACCGAGCCGGTGTCGCTCACTCCCGTTATTAACTCAAAAGGATCCACTATGGATATGAAAGACCTGAAGGAGCAACACCCCGCGTTGTTTGCTCACATTGAAACTGAAACCGCCGCTGCTGTGGCTGCTGCTAGCGTCACTGCTGCAGCTGCTGAGCGCGACCGCATCACTGGCGTGCGCGCAACCGCACTGCCTGGGCATGAAGCGCTGGTTGAAAAACTCGCGTTTGATGGCAAAACCACACCAGCTGAAGCCGCTTTGGCTGTGAACGCTGCACACCGCGCATCCATCACCGCCGCTGCAAAAGCGCATGATGCTGACGCACCAAAAGCGTTGCCGCATGCTGCGGCACCGTCTGACAAGGTAAAAACTCGCACTGAAATGGCTGCTGAAGCCAGCGCCTATGCCAAGCAGCACAGCGTCAGCGTGGTTGACGCCTGCAAAGCGCTTGGTTTCGCTGTTTAAGCCGATTTTGGTTTAAAGCAAAAACATTCTCAAACCTCACATTTTTAGGAAATAACCTATGAACATTTCTAGCTTAACCCTCACCATCGCCGCCGCTGGCGCGTTGGCCGCTGCCCGCTTTGTCACACAAGCTGGTGCTTACCCTGCCGCTGGTGCTGCTGCCATTGGTGTTACCCGCACCAGCGCTGCTGCTTTGGGTGACTTGGTTCCCGTCGATGCTTCCGGCACTGGCATGGCTGAATCTGGTGCCGCCTTTGCCAAAGACGTGCCTTTGATGGTTGACGCCACAGGTCGCGTGGTCGCGCACACAGGTGTCAACAAAGCTGTTGGCCGCTCTATGCAAGCTGCCGCCGGTGCTGGCGAAATTGTCGAAGTCTTCTTGGCTGTAGGCGCTGGCAACTAAGCCGCCGACTGACAAAACGCAAACCATTTAACAAATCTCAAATACTGGAGTATTACAAATGTCTCAAATGACCCCTTCCCAAGCCCGTGTGATTGACCCCTTAGTCACCGCCGTGGCGCGTGGCTATGAAAGTCCTGAATCCGCTGTTGCAAACGTGCTGTTCCCCATCGTACAAGTTGGCCAACGTGCTGGCACGATCATGGTGTTCGGCAAAGAACAGTTTGACATTGTGGACACCAAGCGCGCCCCTGGCGCGTCTACAAAGCGCTCACAGTTTGCATACGGCAGCGACAAGTTTTCGCTGATCGACTACCGCCTAGAGGCTATGGTGCCTTATGAGATTCAAGAGGAATCAGCCGCTGTGCCTGGCATCAATTTGATTGAAATGTCCATCCGCAAGGTTCAAGACCAAATGGCGCTTGAGCGTGAAAACGAAGCTGCAATTTTGGCGCGTAATGCAGCTAACTATGCTGCAAGCAACAAGGTTACCCTGTCTGG